GTTTTGCCACGATCTTTGATCCAGCAACTGCAACAGATACCAATACCTTTGTTCCCGATGCCAGTGATGATGATACGATTGATTTAGGTACAGCAGGTCAAGGTTGGTTAGTGGGCGGAATTATCCGCTTAGTAGCAACTTCTGCGTCTGTATGGCATTGTGAAGCGTTCTTACATGGTGATGGCACATTAGCTACTCCATTCGAGTAAGGAGTAAATAATGGCTGATGCAGTAACCTCACAAACGATAGAGGATGGCGGTAAAAATCTGGTAATGAAATTTACCAATATTAGCGATGGCACGGGAGAAAGTGCAGTTGCTAAGATTGATGTTTCAGCTTTGGAATCAAGTCCCCTTACGGGACAAGCCTGTAACCGAGTTTCTTTACAGAGAATTTGGTTTAGTAATATCGGTATGGGTTTTAAACTATATTGGAACGCAACTACCAATATGTTTATTTGCCAAGCACCTAAGGATTGGAGTGATACATGGAATTTTTCCTATGGAATGGATCAATTACCAGGCATTCCCAATAATGCAGGAGGCGGTATAAATGGTGATTTGTTGTTAACAACCAATGATCATACAAGCGGTGATACTTATAGTGTTATTGTTTGGGCACACAAGCATTATGCTAATCCTAGTTAATGCCATTAAGGAAAGGTAAATCTAACAAAAATGTTTCCTCTAATATAAGAACATTGCGGCAGGAGGGGTTCCCCCAGAACCAGTCTGTCGCAATTGCTCTTACTAAAGCAGGAAAATCTAATAAAAGTTCTGGAGGGAAACTTTCAGGAGGAGGAAAAAATATGCCAGAAGTAGATGGTAAAAAATTTGCTTATGATCGCAAAGGTATAGCTGCAGCTAAAGAAGCAGCTCAAGCCAAAGGCGTTGAAGTAGAGTACAAGAGCGATGGCGGTATTATTGGCTCAACTCAGAGAAGAAGAGCCAGACAAGGTGCAGAAGTAGTAAAGTAATACATGGCTACTACGACTACCAATGCGTTTAATTTAGATATCGGTGATATTGTCGATGAAGCATTTGACAGGTGTGGCTTAGAAGCTCGCACTGGATATGATTATAAGACTGCCAGACGCAGTCTTGATCTGATGATGCTGGAATGGCAGAACCGAGGCTTAAACCTATGGACTATAGAAAGTGGAACTACTACTTTAGCGGCTGGTACTTCTGAATATACTTTTGATGCAGACACTGTTGATATGCTGGAAGTGCATTTACGTCTAAATAGCGGTGATACTTCTAGTCAAACTGATTATGATCTTACACGAGTTTCTGTATCAGGTTATGCGGATTTGCCTAATAAATTGCAGGAAGGCAGACCCTTGCAATATTATGTAGAACGATTAACCAGTAGCTTTAAGCTAGTCTTATATCCTATACCTGATGATATTCAAACTTATGTATTAAGCTATTATCGGGTCAGACAAGTTTACGATAGTGGAGATTTAGGCAGTTATAACATGGATGTGCCAAAATTGTTTCTTCCCAGTCTGGTAGCAGGTTTGGCTTATTATGTCGGAATGAAATATCCAGAAGCAGTCGGTAATCGATTAGCGTTGTTAAAACAAGAATACATGGAACAATTTGATTTAGCAGCCGAGGAAAACAGAGTCAAAGCATCCTTTAGATTTGTACCTTGGACTTATAACTCATGAGTGAATTTGCAGCAGGTAAAAAAGCGTTTGGATTCTGTGATCGTTGCGGATTTCGCTATCCATTACATGAATTAAGAAATCAAACTAGAGACTTGCGACCCACAGGCTGGATGGTATGTCCCGAATGTGATGATGAACCTCAACCACAGTTACAACAAGGTAGTTTCAAGATTTACGATCCAGTAGCTTTAAGGAATCCCAGACCTCCTCTTGGTCAAGCAGCAAGCAGGAGAACCTCGGCATGGAATCCTATAGGCGGTTGGAACTCGGAATTTGGACCCAGTGATTTAGAAAATATGTATATGACGGGTGAAGTAGGTTTTATTAAGGTAGTAATATCATGAATTATGCAGGATTAAAGACAGCTATACAGAATTACCTTCAGAATACTGAAACTACTTTTACGGATACTTTAGATACTATTATTCAACAGGCAGAAGAAAGGATATTAAATGTAGTACAACTGCCTGATTTCAGAAAAAATCAATCGGGTACAACGTCTACCGATAATCAATATTTATCCATACCAACTGATTTTTTGTCTCCTTATTCTTTATCGGTAACGGATGGTAATAGCAAACAGCAATTTTTACTGAATAAGGATGTAAATTGGATTAGAGAAATCTATCCGACAGCAACAGCAACAGGATCGGGATCATTGCCTAAATACTATGGGATATTCAGTGATGAGTTTTTTATCATGGCTCCAACACCAGGAGCAGCCTTTACCACAGAAATACATTATTTTTATAAGCCAGCTTCTTTAACGTCTGGAGCTACAGGGGGAACGACATGGCTTTCTACCAATGCAGAAACTGCATTACTCTATGGGTCTTTGATTGAAGGTTACACCTTCATGAAAGGTGAAGCTGATATGTTTCAGATATATCAAGCCAGATATGAGGAAGCTTTAGCAAGACTTAAAGTTCTTGGTGATGGCAGGGATCGTAAAGACGCTTATCGATCAGGACAATTGAGGATACCAGTAACATAAAAACATAAGGAGCAGATATGTTAAAAAAACCTATAAAAGCCTTGAAAGGCAAAAATATAGCTATTGTGGCGATGGGAAACAGTCAATTGGATTATCACATGGCTATAACGCATAGTCAGGAGTTTGACGAAGTTTGGGTCATTAATGCAATGATCAGTGTAATTCCTAATCCAGATCGTGCTTTTGTAATGGACCCTGTGTCCAGATTTTTTGAGTCTGATGATGCAGGAGATATGTCAGAAGTAATGAGACAAACTTTACCAAAGATAAAATGTCCTATTTATACTTGTCAGTTAGATGAAAGGGTTCCTGCTTTAGAGTTGTATCCGATAGAAACTTTAATTAAAGATACGGAATGTGGATACATAAACAATACAGTCGCTTATGCCATTGCATTTGCTTGTTGGAATAAAGTGGGAAATGTTAATTTATTTGGAGCAGACTTTACCTATAAAGGTAATTTATATTTTGCTGAAATGGGCAGAGCTTGTTGTGAATTCTGGTTAGCAAAATGTATGGAAAGAGGGGTAACAGTACAAATAGCAGTCCGTTCAAATTTATTGGATGCTAACGTGGATGTTAAAGATAAGCTGTATGGTTATCATAGATTAGCTGATCCAGTTATTTCTTATCTTCAGGATGGTAAGATGAATGTTTGTAAGTGGTCTGAAGTAATTAAGGAACAATCGGTTCCATTTGGCGTTGCTGGAAGATACGATACGAATATTACATGGCTAGATAGAGCCAATACACCTGCAACTACTCCTCCTGAACCGACTAAATATTGATATGGAAACTGAGCAATTTGAAACAACATTGGGTGATGTAGAGGTAACAACAACAGATTACAGAGGTCACTCTATTGAAGAAGTGGCTAAAATGGCTACAGATAAATTGATTTCTGTAAGTGACTCGGCTCCTGATCCGATACGGCTACAAGCTCATGCGTTTAAGGAAAGGTGTCAAAAGGTTATTACATACTATATGCAAGAAGCGGTGAACAACCACATTTGTACAGTATGTAATATTTTAGAAAAACAAGGTCAACAAGACCTAGCTAATATTATTAGGAGACTATAATGGCGATAACACAGGCGATGTGTACTAGCTTTAAGGGACAACTCTTACAAGCCAAGCACAATTTCTCAACAGGAGGAAACACTTTTAAACTGGCTCTTTATACCAGTTCAGCTACGATGAGTGCTTCTACTACAGCTTATTCAACGAGTCAGGAAGCAACAGGAACCAATTACACAGCAAAAGGGGGTACTTTAACTAAAGTTGAACCTACTACTTCTGGAACCACTGGGTTTACAGACTTTGCTGATTTAACCTTTGGTACTTGTACGATAACTGCTAGAGGCTGTATGATTTTCAATGATACGGCTACAGGTGATCCTTCGGTTGCGGTCTTTGATTTTGGCGGTGATAAGACCAGTACAGCAGGTAGCTTCACAATTACTTTTCCAACCGCAGACGCAAGTAACGCTGTTATTAGAATAGCGTAGGATAGCCAATGGCTGGCTGGGGTCGAAGTACCTGGGGTTCGGGCACATGGGGTGAACCCGTTGAAGTTGATGTTACTGTAACCCTTACGGGTCTTGCAGGAACTTCTGCTTTAGGCACAGAAACAGTTAGTGCTGGTGCAACAGTTGCCGTCACAGGACTGGCGGGCACAGGCTCAGTTGGTACAGTTGTTGCAACGGGTATTGCAAATGTAACTGTAACAGGACTCGCAGGAACCACTGCATTAGGTACAGAGACAGTTACTGGTGATGCCAATGTAACCGAAACAGGTTTAGCGGGTACGGGTGCTGTTGGTACAGTAGTAGCTACTGGTGTCGCTAATGTAGCAGTCACAGGACTGGCTGGAACTACTGCACTCGGTACAGAAACAGTCACTGGTGATGCTAATGTAACTGAAACGGGACTTGCAGGAACGGGTGCCGTAGGCACAGTGATCGCAGCAGGTTTTGCTATTACTGGAGTCAGTGGTACAGCTTCCACAGTATCTCTAGGTGATGAAACAGTTACTGGTGATGCCAATGTTTATCCTACGGGAGTAGCAGGAACTTCGGCATTAGGTACATTAACTTTAGTAACCAATAATATTATAGCGGTTACGCAGGATGCCAGCACAGGAAGTGTCGGCACATTAACCATTATAACTCATGTAAATATTACTCTTACAGGAGTTTATGGAACAGGAGCAGTTGGAGATTTAGCTGTTTGGGGTGAATTAAACCCAGATCAAGATGCAGGTTGGACAGAAGTAAGTCCTTCAGGTTCAGGTTCTTGGTCAGGGATTAGCCCTAGTCAGGATGCAGGATGGTCAGATATTGACGATGCAGCTTAATAATTTAATAATAATTAGGAAATAATTATGGCAAGTACATATGTAAATAATCTAAGGCTCGATGAAATGGCTACTGGTGATGGTAGCGGAACATGGGGTACAACAACAAACACGAATTTAACGCTGATAGCGGATGCTTTCGGTAGTGCTTCAACAGGGATCACGGGAACTACACACACGATCACTATACCTGATGGTACGGAAACGGATTCGGAAGCAAGAAGTATGGTATTAACCCTAACAGGTTCTATTACTGCACTCAACACAGTTACCC